GTTTTCATGGCACTTAGCAATAAAAAAGCAGGGAGGGGGCGGTCTTCTCGCCAGCGGTTGCTGGTGATTTTTCCGCTCGATTCCACGGGTGCGCCGGGTCGAGTGGCAGGCCGTTCACGTCGCAGCCGAGCGACACACTCTTGCCCATGCTCTTTGCTGTCTTGAGCGAGTGGCACTCATGGCAAAGGCTCTGCAAATTGTCCCGGCTGTTGTCGTCGGTGAAGTCGTCGGGGCTGTCCTGGATGTGGTCAACGTCGGTAGCAGGCACCACAAGCCCCCTAGCCGCGCACATACGGCACAGCGGCTCACTGGCCAGCACCTCAGCCCGGAGACGCTTCCAGGCGCTGCTGCTCAGACACAGTTTGCGTTTCTTCGGGGCGTAGCTCATGCCGCTGTCTCTTTGGCTTGTGCATCTTGATCGGGACGTGCATTCGGCTTTCCAGCGGCAGACGCATCATCTTGAGTTTGGGGCGCTTGTTCATCGTCGATTCCCTCGATGGCGGGTAAATTTTCGATACGACGGACCTCAGACTTGCGGAGCCAGCCGTCACTGATACCGCGCTCGTAGAACTGGGCACGGGTCAGGGAGTCGCCTCTCAATAGCCCTTCAAGATTGTGTTCGACGAAGAAGACGGGGTTCGTAATGCACGCCCGGTTGATGGCATGCTCCCAGCAGAAAAAGTGACTGCGAAGGGTCATGGTCACGAACTGGCGGGCCAGCTCTACGCTGTTGCTGTAGTTCGCGCTCTCCATCGCCTGAATAATCACAGGCGGTACACGGAACAGACGGCAGACTTCAATCACGCTGAGCTTTCGGGCCTCGATCCAATCGGCATCCTCAAGGGTCATGCTCACGGTCTTGAACGTCGCGCCCTGCGGTAGAACAGCGGTCTTGCCGTGGTTCATCACACCAGCCTGCCCAGCGTTCCAGCTCTCGCGGATCTGGCCTGCCTGGTCCTTGGTCGTGCCGGGTGCTGTCTCGATAACGCCGGACAGTTTTGTGCCGTGCTCGAACATCTTGGCGCCGTGGGTGCGCTCTGCCAGTGCGAGGCCGATGGTGTCGCGGGCTACCTGAATCGGTGAGCGACCGAGAATCCCATCGTCCGAGTGGTAGCGCAGGTGCAGAACCTCGTCAGCCAGCAGGCGGCGCTGATTGCCGTTCTTGTCGGCGTGCTCATAGATCAGGTTGCCGTTGCTCGAACGCAGGACAGTGACGCTATCGGGGTGCATCGGCAGCAGGGCTTTCACTGAGCCGTTCGGGTTCCAGACGATCTCGGCATAGGCGTTGCCACGGAGAAGGACGTGGCGTTGCATCTGCTCGCGGAATTCCATCGCGGTCTGGTAGTTGTTCGGCGCGTCGTGCAGCAGCTTGTACAGCGGGTGGGTCTTGGCCTTCTCGCGGCCGTCATCGGTGTTTCGGTACACGTCCAAGGGCAGGGAGCCGACTGTCTCACTGATGGCCGCCACGCACGCATAGACCGCGCTGATGCCCTCGGCAGTCGTGGTGTTCACGTCTACGCCAGCCACGCCGCCAAAGCCCGCCAGGCGGTCGTAATAGGTGTCATAGGCCGGGGTGGTCGGCTCCGGGCTGCTGCGTTTGAACAGGCGTTGAATCAGGCTCATTCGATGGCCTCCAGGTAAAGGCGGGCCAGGCGAATCGAGCGCGGCAGCTTCGAGCGGACTTGAACGCTCGTTGCGTCATAGGCCGGACTGGCGGTGATGGTGATCTCGAACAGATCCACGTCGCGCAGCTCGCGGACGGGCTTTGCGCCTTCGGCCCAGGTGTCACGGACGGGCAGAAACCCGAACGAACAGCCGGCCACGTCGCCACGCTTCACCCGCTCGGCCAAGTCGCGGCCCAAATTGGTGTCGGGAAGATCCAGCTCGAACGCCAGACCTTCGGAATCTTCGGAGAGTCGCAGCGTGCCGGCACCCAGGCGACCCAGCAGCGACTTGCCGTCGTGCTCATAGATCGCCCGGATATTTCCAGCGGTGGCGGCGGCAAGCGTCCGGGTGAAGGCACCGGGGCGGATCACCTCGATGAACTCGCCCAGGTCTGTCTCTGCATTGAACCGAGCGGCGTAGCCAGTCAGTTTGCGTCCGTCAGGCTTCAGCCCATTGCTTGCGCGCCGTTCCATTGCTTAGACCTCGGTCGCTACAACGAAGCCCTGCGGATGACGCACGGCGGTGTCACAGGTAGCCATTGCGCGAACCTGAATGCCGCCACGGCTGTAGGCCGGCTCAGCGTATGGGTTCACCAGAATGTCTACCTCGGACCAGACGCCCAGCATCACTTGCGAGAAGTCGCCCAGGATCAGCTTGCCGGCCGGGACGTTCTTGCTCGCTGCCAGGGACAGGCCAGCCATCGCGCCGTTGTCGTACAGGAAGCCCGAACCGGAGCCGGCGACCTTCTCAGCAGCCGCCAGAGCGGTACGGATCGCGGCAGTAGTCAGCCAGCGGCCGTTGGCAATGTTCACGTCATCCAGCTTTTCGAGCATCGCCAGGACTTGCGCCCAAGTGGTCGGAACGTCGCCGGCAGCTTGGATGCCGATGGTGTTCAGGATGCCCAGCGGCTGACCGTTGAGGCCGGTGCCGTTGATGATCGCGGCGTCAATCTGCTTGGCGATCAGGAACGACAGGTCTTCGCGCACCAGTTGTTCGATAGCCGGGGCGCTCTGCTGAATGAGCTGGCGGCTCATCTCAGTCTTACCGCCGACGTGCTTCGGGGTCATGGTGACTTGATCGAAGGCCATATCCGCTTCGGGTACTGCGGAGCCTTCAGTGACCCAGCCAGTAGTCACGCCCGAACCGAACTTCGGAATCGAGACGTTGCCACGAAGGCCGGTCATCACGCGCACGCCCATCTGGCGAGCCAGCAGAGCCTCACGCAGCGGGCCGATGTAGTCCTGAGCGCGGTGGTCAGTGCCGACCAGCTCGGGAGCGGTCGCGGTGGTGTTGCTGCGCTTCTCCAGGCTGGCGAACGGCACGAACGCGCCTTCGGCTTTGCGGCCACTGCGGCGTTCAGCTTCGCGGGCATATTCAGCCTCGGCGCCGTCCAGGGAGCGGCCTTCCATCTGAGCGCGAATCACGCGGGTGACGCTCACGGAGTCGGCCAGGCGGTCGAAGTCGGCGGACGGTGCGCCCGATACCGGAGTGCCAGCAGCGCGGCGTTCTACTTCACCCAGGTACTCGGCGCGCTCAACCTGAGCGGACAGGGCGCGCTCTTCGGTCTTGAGGGTATCGAATTGCTTGGTTTCATCGGCAGACAGATCGCGGCCTTCGGCGGCTGCGGCATCTACCAGGGTTTTCATGGCGGCGACCTTGGCGGAGCGCTGCTCGCGTAGGGCGGAAATCTTCATGTATTCGATACCTTTATGGCGTTCAATTGGGTTTTCCAAGTGCCACCATAAAGACATTAATACTGTAAATCCATACAGTAAAAATGCAGTCGGAGAGGGTGTTGTTTGGTGTCGTCCGGTAAGGTTTGACGGTACGAATGGCAGAGAAAAAAGGCGACGAACGGTCGCACTCAAATTGCCGTTTTGGTGGGAAACCCTCTGCCTTGATAGCGGGAAACCCCCGATCTGGTCCGAGTCGGACAGGTTGGTCTGTCTCGCGTGTCGAAAACGACACAGTGTGTTGATTCCTACACAGTGGAAACTCAGCGATAACCCAGCCGGTTAGGGTTGGGTTTCAACGGTTGTTGAGCAGGTGTTGAACAGGTGTTGCCGAAGCCAGCAGCTTTTGCGGCGAGATCGCGAGTCTGGCCTTGCGGTAATTCAGGAAAATTTTCCTTAGTTTCTGCCGCAGGCCTACCAACACGCCCTTCCAGCTCTTGCTCAATAGCCTCGCCAATAGCAACGCGCTCGGTCCACGAGTGGTGCACGAAACGTGCTCGGCAGGGGATGTATCCAATTCTGGACGCATTAAAAACCCCGCACGGTAGCGGGGCCTGGTGGGTCAGTGGATGCGCCGCGTATCGAGCGAGGCCAGATCATCGTCGCTGAGCACGCCGGCGGCGAACAGGCCCTGCAGGAAGCCCGACAGCATCTTGGTATCCAGCTCGCCGCGGTCGGCATCGGCCTGGTACAGCTCCAGCGCGGCGACCGCTCCGTCACAGTGGGCAACCATGGGCGCGATCTTTGCGAACAGTGAGCGTTCTCCCTGCTTCATGGTTCGTAGCGCTCCAGCAGCTTGCCCAGGCGCTTGGTGATCCCATCCAGGGCGATGGTCCGGTTCGGGTCCATCTCGCCATCACGGAGCCGGCAAAGGTCAGAGAAGTCGCCGACGAGCATCGCTTGGCCGAATGCGTCGATGTGCGCGCCCTGGTCGGTGATGATCCCGGTGTCGGGGTCGATTGGTACGATGTTGGTCATGCTTCCTCTCTTGCCCCTCTCAGCCTTAGCGGCTGCTATGGGCTGGTAAACTTATAAGGGTCTTCAGTTTTTGAAGCTACAAAACCCCAAATCGGGCCTATTACGCTTCATTTTTTGAAGTCTTCCTGCTGCCTCAAAAAACAACCGGACAGAACAGGAATAGAAGGCTTCATTTTTTGAGGGTGCGTCCTTCAATATTTGAAGCTGGTAAAAATCTAAACTGGCAGATCCCGAACTGCGAGGCTTCGCAGGCCGGTTGCGGTTGCAGCAACTTCGAGATTCTTCCCGGGGCATTCGTGTATTGGTATCCAAGTAAGCCCGTATAGCGCAGGCCTTGCGCCGTCCCTGCCTTTGTAGTGGGTGCGGGTTTTAATGATCAGCTCGCGCTCTTGCAGCTCTTTCAGAGCTCGCGAAAGGGTAGCTTCGGCCATACCTCCCCACGCCTCCAGCATCGTATGGGTTGCAGCTAAGTTTCCGTTGTTGCGCCCGTTGTATTGGTAACCGAGCACCATCAGGACCTTCAGCGCTGAGGGCGATAGTTCTCGGAAATCAGGGTGCGCCATAAGCGCTTTAGGCAGAACGAACGCGCCCATTGGGCCCCAATCAACTTGGGGCGCCTTCTTCTTCGCCATCAGTGAACCCCAGCAGAGCTGGCGGGTTTCCCCGCCAGCGAGTCTTACGCCGCGATGCGGGCCGGTTCTGCAATCAGGACATAGCGTCCGACGCGGTGTGGTGGGCGACCAGGCTCAGTCGCTTGGTAAGCCCACTCTGTACGAATGTCGTAACCACGGCGGCGTAGGCGGCGAATACAGCTCGGCGGATGGACGATATCCAGATCGCCAGAGGCTTCCAGGCTTGTTACGGGCGAAATCCTAAGCGCAGTCAGCATTCGATCGTCTTGCGCGCTCGCTGAATGAAGTGTCATAGTTCAGTCCCCACTTGGCGCTATCCAATGTGATTGCCCCTGGCGGTGTTGCAGCACCGCTTCGGGTTTCCTCTCTGCTTCCTTTCTCATGTCCATTCGTCCCTGTCCGGGGCGGCGTAGCCCCATGCTTCGTTTGCGGTTGCGCAGATCATCGAGCCCATCGCGGCAACGGCAGATACCAAGTCGTCCCGGTCTTTATCTCTAAGGTTGTGCTCCTCTGCGTCAGCGCCCAACAGCCGGCCGATGCCTTCCAGCCCTTTGCCCGCGTGAACCAGTACCTCGGTATTGCGCTGGATTATGTCGAACGCTTGCCGGTCAGTGATGCGGCTCATTGCAGCCCCTCCACGCGCTTGATGCGCTCCGCTTCGCAATCCATGTAGTTGCTCAGATCGTCTGCTAGGAACTGCCCCAAGCCGCCGAGCTCGGCAACGTTGCGCCCTTCGTTGTGCTTTTTGTCCAGCGTGATTGAGCGCATTAGCGCGGCCAGCCACTTGCCGTGTTCGCGCGCATAGGTCGCCAGGTCGTAAGCGTCGATCGCGTCCACTGTTTCAGTCGTTGCGGTATTCATTTCGCTAGCTCCAGTCGAGAGGCGCCGAGGTGGCGCAGGTGTTCGAGGTCGATCAGTCGGGTGTTGGTTGGCAGGGCCAGCCACCCAATGACTTTGCCGCTGCGGTCGATTAGATGGAAGGCCCGTTCCAGGGCCTCAAAACGGGCGCTCATCGTGCGTTGTCCTTCGCCATACGGTTCAGCCAGGCGCGCAGTTCCTCGACGAGGATCAGGCGACGTTTGCCAGCCTTGAACGACACGAGGTCGCCACGGGCGATGGCTTCATAAACGGCGGAGCGGGTTGTGCCGGATGCGCGAGCGGCCTCTTCAGGACCGACGGCGAGGGGTTGCAGCGTTGCGAGTTGGGACATGGGTCTTCTCCATCCTGGTGTGAAATTGGCCAGGTGAAGCAATCCTATGTGACAGTCCGGTAGAGTGTCAATACACGTCGTACGCGTAATTCATGGATTGACGCACTACTGCATTAACCTTTATGTTGCGCGCAGTGCTTACTAAGGAGTTGTTATCTTGGCTCGCCAAGCAAATAGAAATCGGAGTCAGACGCTATCCTTGCGGATAAGCCCTACAGTGCGCTTTGGGCTAGAGTGCTGCGCAAATGTCTATAAAGGGTCCATGACGCAAGTCATTGAGCGAGCACTAATGCGCTTGATGGCAAGTACCGAGTTTGACGCCCCTGAATATGTTGTCTCCTACGACGAGGACGGGAAGGTCACGCTTAATCACATCGTTAAGCTGACCTGGCATGACGATGAAGTTGTTCGCCTGTTGAGGCTTGGCTTGGTTGCGCCAAGGCTTCTATCAGATACGGATCGCTTCATTTATGAGGTTTACGCGGGTATTACGAAGTACCGCCCAAACGGTCAGCACGGCGGCGACGTCTCGTTCTTGGGGCAGGACGATGTCTTTGACGGTGTGCATGGGCTCTCTGAGGCGTACAAGCGGGACGGCTTGCGATTCGATGTTGAAAAATGCCGCGAGCATTTTCATACGTTGAAGGCAGACAGTGAGTTCCTCTTCGTTGATCCGCTTCCCCAAGGCGGTAGTCTCGATGTGGAAAAGCCAGCAGATTTCGGGAAGTTCAGCTAGAGCAGGTCTACTGCGGCCGCCTTGCTATCCGGTGCAAGGTGGGCATAGCGGAGCGTCATCTTGATATCCGCGTGCCCCAGCAGATCGCGCACCGTGTTGAGCGGTACGCCAGCCATCACCAGCCGCGATGCGAAGTCGTGGCGCATATCGTGCCAGCGGAAGCCGACGATGCCGGCATTCTTCAGCAGCTCCAGCCAGGCGGTCTTCACGTCCGTCATGGGCTTGTCGTCCTCGCCCGGGAAGATGTAACCGGTACCGCTCGCTTGGTCTTTCCATCCTTGAAGCGTGGCCAGCGCCTCGGCGTTCAGCGGGATATGGCGCGTCTCGCTGGTCTTGGCGCCTTCGCCGGCTACCGTCAGGGTTTTGGCTTGCAGGTTGGCGTGATGCCATCGCAGATTGAACAGCTCGCCGCGCCTCATTCCGGTGTTGAGCGATAGCAGAACCATCGGCTTCAGGTGATCGGCGAAGGCGAGGGCGCGAAGGTCTGGCAAAGCCACTCTGCCGCGTTTTGCGCGCCATTCGTTTGCGCTGTCACGCTCTGCCCTGATTCGCTCCTCGCGTGCGTCTAGCGCGCCCCTGAGGGCTTTGGCTTCGTCTTTCGACAGGTAGCGGATGCGGCCGATTGAATCGACCTTCAGTTGCTTGACCTTCTCCAGGGGTGAGGCTGGCAGATAGGCCCATTCCACGGCGCGGCTGAATACTCCACTGATACTGCCCATCTTGCGGTTCGCGGTGGCTGGCTTGTTGCCGCCGTTGAGCCAGGCGGTGCGGATCTGCTCCAGATCGCGGCCGGTGATTTCATCGAGGCGACGGTGCATGATCGGCTCAAAGCTGGTGTCGAGCGTGTGCAGCGTCTTCTCGTGGCCTTTGTGGTGGGCCTTGAACCACGGCATATAGTGGTCATCGATGAAGCTGCGCAGGGTAGGGGTGCCAGCACCGCGGCGGCCTTGGGTGACTGCCAGCGGCTCGCCGTGCTTGCGGGCCTCGTTGAGGTACTGCAGCGCCTCTTCCCGTGCCTGCTCAAGCGTCAGGATGCCGACACGGCCGAGCGCCTTCTTGCGACCACGCGCCCAGGTCACGACGTACGACTTGGCCCCGGCCGCCGTCACGCGCACGAACAGGCCGGGCACGGTGGTATCGTGGATTTCGTATTCTTTGCCGGTGACTTCCAGGCTGTTCAATCGGCGCGCCGTTAGCTTCTCTCGCACGTTGTCCCCATGGGTGCAGTGTGGGTGCAAAAGTGACTATACGGAGCTGATTTACCGGATGCAACGGGACGCTAAGTGCTTGATTTGCAAGGTAAGTTCTTGATTCAGAAGGGGCTTGTTTGCCCCTCCTAAGGGGAAGGTTGGAGGTTCGACCCCTCTCTGGGACGCCATTTTCTCGTTCGTGGCACCGGTTTAGACGAGTTTTCCTCAGTCTGGGCGGTAAGGCTGGGGCTGCGCTTGCGGCGGTGGGATCGCTGATGCGTTAGCCGAAAGGGCTTTCGGCCGTCTCGCGA